CGATTCCTTCGGTGTCGAGTGCCAAACAGAAAACGATGGCGAAATCCTTCTCGCTCTGGCTGAAGCCGGTCAACCCATCGGTGAATCCATCGACCGGACGCACGCAACCTTCGCTGGTCTCTGGCTTGCAGACGGGAACATCTACGCCTACCGCAACCATCGTCGGCCACTCTACTCCGCCAAGCACACGTCCGGCACGTTCTATGCCTCCACCAGCGATATCTTCAAACGGGCGTGGCCTGATTCCAAGCCTGTCGCCTGCCAGCCGGGGGTCACCTATGCCACCAAATATTGATGAGTACATCGACTACCACATCCAAATGATCGAGACCGGGGACATGGATCCCGCATACGGGGCATTGTCCTATGTGTCGGAACGGTTTGAACTCAACATCGAGCAACGCTACTGGCTTGCCTTCCTCTACGGGGCGACCTACTGCGGGGCCACAGCCTACTACATGTACAACGAGTTCCCCGACTACGAACGGATCAGCCTTGCACGCATCAAAACGTGGTGGAACTCCAACCGGCAATCGCTCATCTTCCAGTCCGACAGGCGATGGGTGAGGAGCAGGAACCAGTTCGCCGACATGGTCGAGTCGTACAGGAATATCGTGGGCCGCAGCCAGTACAAGTTCTTCAGCTCATTGACGGGCAACGGGCGGACGCACACATACGACAATGTCTACGCCGGATGCGGCAAGATGTACCAGATGGGACGCTTTGGGCTGTTCATCTACACGGAAGCCTTGCAGGCAATCTCCGGTCTCCCGCTGGAACCAAGAGGGCTTGACCTCAAGAATGCCGAGTCGTCACGCAACGGACTGTGCTACGCAATCGGCAAGACTGACTGGATCACCGGCAAGGAGACTGGACGCAAGACACTCTCCCGCAACGAGCTTGCCGCACTGGACAAAGCCTTCGCGTGGGTCGAGGCCAAGGTCAAGGCCAAAGACCTGTCCGGTCGATCCAACGTCTGGAACATTGAAACGTCCCTCTGTGCCTTCAAAAAGTACAAGAGAACCATGCTCTACCCCGACACGCCAAAGCAGCACCAGCGTTACATCGGCTACTACCTTGACCGCCAGCACGACGAAATCTCCGCCATGCAGGCGAACGTGCCGCAAGGAGTCTGCTGGGATGTCCTCTGGCAGTACCGCAAAGAATGCCTGCGCAAGAATATGCTCAAGGAATATAAATGAAACTCATCTCACTCATCGGCGGGCCTGCGACCGGCAAGTCCACCGTCATGCTTGCCTTCCTCAAGACACTCGGAATCGGCACGCCGTGTAAGCACCTCAAGCTCCAGTTCACCGTACACAGGAACGTGGCTGTGCTTGGACGCTATAAACGCAAAGACCAATTCCCCGGCACAGACAGGCTACCCATGAACGTACAGCCGGACGCCACACACTTCCTTGCCAGAGCCGACTGGTTTGGTGTCAACACTGTTGTCTTTGAGGGCGACAGGCTTGCCAACAAAAAGTTCTACGATGACGCAAAGACTATGGGCTACGATGTTTCCATCATTGAGCTTTGCCCGACTCCGCTCATGCTCGACTGGCGCAGGCAAGGCCGAACACAGGACGCCAATTGGGTCAAGGGCAGGGATAACAAGGTCGCAAATATCCAGCGAGCCTTGCCTTGCCTGAGCATGAGGCATGACGTTCCCGAAGATACGCAGGAAATCGTGGCCAAGATGAGGAGCTGGATTCATGAAGGCTGAGATAGAACCACCGGAAGCCACCAAGTGGAAGAAAGGCCAGTCCGGCAATCCCAAAGGGCGACCAAAGAAACTCACTATGGGCGAACACCTGAGAAACATGCTCTCAGGTACGCAAATCGCAGGCCGAACCATGCCCGAAGGCATGAGCGTGGGCCAGTACCTTTCCGCTCAGGTCATCATCCGTGCCTTAAATGGCGACCGCTTCATGACCAAGGAACTGCTGGATCGGTTCGCTCCCATCATCCACTTCCAGCGGCTAGAGTTCGCTGAACCGTCCGGTGAGGTCGATCCAATCCACGCCAACTACAGCACGCAGGAGGCAGCAGAGATTGTCCGCGTGCTCAAGGAGGTAGGTTTCCATGTTGACACTTCCAAACCTTAAACCACCAAGGTTCAGCCCGCACCGGCCACACCCAAAGCAGGCCGCGTTTATCATGGTCGCTCGCACGGGCCAGTTCCGTGAACTCTTCTACGGAGGGGCAGGCGGAGGTGGCAAGAGCGATGCCCTACTCATGCTTGCCCTACAGGACGACTGGATTGCCGATCCAGACTACTCCGCACTCATCCTACGCAAGACTTTCGTTGACCTGAACCAGCCGGAAGGCATCCTCAACCGCGCTCAGGAATGGCTCTTCGGCAAACCCGGCGTCGAGTGGCAGGCACAGCACAATCGGTTCGTCTTCCAGTCCGGTGCTGTCCTTCAGTTCGGCCACTGCAATTCCCCCAAAGATCACCTGAAGTATCGCGGCGGCAAGTACAACATGGTCTGCTGGGACGAACTCACAGACTTCCCTGAAGAGCAATACACGTTCCTGTTCTCCCGCCAGCGTAGGCCAATGGGATCAACGCTCCCGCTGATAACGGCAGCAGCGTCCAACCCCGGCGGCACAGGACACGCTTGGGTCAAGCAGAGACTGGTCGAGGCCAAGAATCCCAACCGATTCTTCCTGCCTGCCAGTTTCGTGGACAATCCCTTCCTCGACCAAGACGCCTACAGCGAAACCTTGGACCACCTGATGCCCATCGAACGGGCACGCATCAAATATGGCGACTGGTCAGTCCTCGATGCTGCCGTCCTTTTCGACCGGGCTTGGTTCAAGGTGGTCGATGATGTCCCTAATACGGGAAGAACCACGGTTCGTGCGTGGGATACAGCGGCCACAGCCGGTGGTGGCGACTACTCGGTCGGAGTGCGGATGCACAAGGTGGACGAGGTTTACTACGTCGATTCGATGGTCAGGGGCCAGTGGGGGCCAACCGAACTCGACCGTATCCAGCGTGAGACTGCTGCTGCTGACGGCTACGATTGCACCATTCTCTTGGAACGTGAACCCGGCAGTGCAGGCAAACGTGTCAACCAGTACATCAAGCAGCAACTCCACGAATACTCTGTGTTTGAGGAGTCACCGTCCGGCGACAAGTTCTGGCGGGCTACCCCACTTGCCCGTGCCGCGGCCAACGATAAGGTGCGTCTGGTCAAGGGAGGCTACATCACACCCTTCCTTGAGGAGATAAGCAACTTCACGGGCAAGGAAGGGCTTGACCTGAACGACGATATCGTGGATGCCACCGGGCTTGCGTTTAATTATCTGGCACGGCGTGGCGGAATGCGGTTAGGATGATTCCAACGGCAACACACTTTGCGACAAGGAAAGACACATGAATATACCCGCCATGCTCAACGGTTTGCGACGTAGCCTGTTCTCCGGCAGCGGAGGAGGCGGAAGCACCTATGCCATCCGCACACTTCCGCCTGTCAATAGCCGGATTGACTGGACGCTGGAAGCAGGCGAGATTCGCACAAATCCGATTGTGGCGATGTGCCTAGACTGGTCGATTCGCAACGCAACCAGCGTCCCGATAAAACTTTACACCAAGACCAAGTACGGCGAGGAGGTCGAGATCGAGGGCCACCCGGTGCTGGATCTGCTCCAAAGGCCCAACCCGTCCTACACGGGCGACACACTGATTGGCTCGGTCATCACCGACTTGGCAACCATCGGTTCAGCCTACTTGGCAATCGCTCAAACCGCAGGTGGGCAGGCGGGCGAACTGTACTGGCTGGACGCACGCTACGTTGCTCCCGACTTCCCGACCGACGGTTCATCCTACATGGTCGCTTGGCAGTACACGCCACCGGGCTTGGGCTTGTCCCAACGGTTCCCTGTGGAGCTGATTGTCAATCCGCGCAGGGGCAACGATCCGATCAACGACCGCGTGGGCTACGCTCCCATCATGGCTTGCTACAAGGAAATCGGGCTGGTCAACCTTGCGGCGAACTACACCGGGGCCATCACCAAGAACACCGGTGCAACGAACATCATTGTCGCTCCCACGGGCGAAGGTTCTTTCAATCCCACGGAAGCAGCCGACTTGCGGATCAGCATCCAGCAAAACGTGTCCGGCGACAACGCGGGTACGCCACTGGTATTCTCGCGACCAGCCGACGTAAGCAGCCTAGGCATGAGTCCGCGTGACTTGATGCTCACCGATATCGACATGGCCGCTGTCAGTCGGATATGCGGGGCTTTGGGCCAGTCGCCCATGCTCCACGGGCTACCAGACTCAGGCCGAACCTACAGCAACTACCGTGAAAGCCAACGCTCGGCATGGATCAATGGGATCATTCCGCTCCACGATGTGCTGCTCAACGCTCTCAATGTCACGCTCCTACGCTGGTTCGACAGCACCGGACGCCTGTTCCTGAAGTACGACTACGCCAACGTCGAAGCATTGGCCGAAGACCAGAAGGAGCAGGCGGCACGGGCTGTCCTGCTGTTTGAGAAGGGAGTCATCACTCGCAATCAGGCACTGAAGATCATTGGTGAAGAGCCAGTGGACGATGGCGATATCTATTCCAATGAGCTTGGGCAGGCAGGAGGAGCTGAAGATGGCGACGCTGAAACTGAGCCAGAAGAGACCGAAACTCCGCAATCCACCAGAGGCGTCCAGCAAGGTCAAGGACAAGGACGTTGAGAGGCTGTACCGACTGTTCCTCCGCGTGGTCATGGCCCACTGGAAGTACGTCAAGGACGAACTTGACGCAACGCTCGACCGCGTTTACGGAACAGGGACACAAATCCTTGCTGTGCGTAAGATTGCTCCCAAGGGGCAGGCGAACGTGTCACCGCTGGCGGCAGACTTTGTCTTCGGCATAGAAGCCATCGTTGACCGTACGGACAAGGAGGTGCGTTACCGCTATGGGCTGGACGATGCGTCCGACTGGCGGGTCGAGAGCATGGAAACCTATGAGTCCATAAAAGCAGCAGCACTCGACCTTTGCGACACGACCTTGGCCGACATGGAGGCGGAGACCGGACGCAAGGCGGAAAGCCTGATCGAATCTGTGCGTGGTGATCTCTTGGCAGGCCAGAAGGCGGGCATCACACGCGGCCAACTCTCCAACAACCTAGCCCAATACTTTGCCGAGACCGCACGCTGGAAGGCACGGCGGATTGCCCGCACTGAAGCCTCACGCGGGGTCAACACGGGCTACCTTGTTGCTACGGCCAAACAGGACTGGGTGGTCGGCTACGAGTGGCTCATGGCGGGCGACGCCTGCGACCTGTGCGTCAAGGTCGGCACGGTGGACGGCAGGCCGCGAAGGTGGCGCAAGGGCGACATGGTGGCGACCGACAAGGCCGCGAGGCGTGCGTATTCCAGCGTCCCTTCGCCACCGTTGCACCCCAACTGCTTCTGTGGGCTTGTGCCGATCCTTGACTTCGAGGATGTCAAAGACTTCGATCCGCCAGCCGACCTTGTGGAAGCAAGGGAGCAAGTCTGGCAGGAGCAGGACGGTTCCGGCGTGGCAGCAGTCGCCACTCCTAGGCCCACCAAGCCCAAGCCCAAGCCAGTCCCTAAGCGACCGACCAGCCACCTGACTCCCGCTCCCGCTCCCGTGGCCGTAGCTCCCGCTCCCGCTCCCGCGAATCCGGTCACGCCTACGGTTGCCGCTCCCGCTCCAAAGCCTCTAGCCACCCCTCCCGTTGCGCAGACAGGCACGTTCGACTCAAGGTGGTACGATCCCAACCTGATCGAAGGCAAGGCAGATAAACTTGAGCGAACCAAGGAGTATATCAAGCGAAGGGCAAGCGATATGGGCGTTGCCGAGGACAGCTACAGAAGGTTCATCGACCGGGGCAAGGAAATTATCCAGAACGAATCGGCGGGTTTCAAACGTGTGCCAATCGAGACCTTGGAGAAGATGCTTGGCGGGCCAGCCGGAAATGGCGACGGACGCTTCAAGTCCCAGTTTGAGACCGGACGTTCCGAAGGTACGCTCAGTACGACACTTAGAACCAAGGTCGAAGAGCAAAGCATCGGGTTTAATCCAAGCAACGATGTCAAGCACCGTCCGCAGTACGGCTACCTTTCGCACGACGACGAACTCAAAGAAGACTTGGTCGATAGTGCGTCATTCTATGGCGAGGTCAAGTTTAAGCTCAAGCCAAGTGCCATGAATCGGGCTACGGTTACGGGTGCGAACAGTCTTGGCATGAGGAGCAAGGTTTACGCACAGCCACTCAAGGGACAGCCACTAGACGACAACGTGGCAAATGGCAGCTTGGGGCGAATGCCATACTCTTCACAACCGTTGACAGCCAAGCAATACTATAAGAAGAGCGACGGGTATCACGAGATACAAGTCTCTGGTGGCCTGTCGCTTAACGACGTGGAAGAGGTCTCCATTCCGGCCTACATGCTTCACAACAGGCCACACCTACGCACCCTGCTGGAGAAGAGGGGCATCAAGGTACACGGGAGGAAGGTCAGCAAATGATCTACGCAATTGCCGAGTTCGACCACGTAAGCGAAACCACAATCAAGTATGTCGCTGCCGAGTCCTATTCCAGCCACTGTCTGGTCTACAATGGCCGCGAGAAGTTTGTCGGGGTCAACCATGTCCAGTCCGTGATTAAGTTTGGCATCGACCTAAGTCCCGTCTCCGCCAAGGAAGTACCCCAAGCCATACGACTCCACGCCGAAGCAAACAAGTGGCGACTGGAACAAGAGGCGCAAAGGGACTAACCTGTTACACTGGCGGAAACTGACACTTACCGGGAGGGGCCAATGGAAGAGACAGCGTTTCACAAGAGCATCACGGGTGTGATTGCCAAGTCCAATGTCGAGGGCGGGTTTGAGGGGTACGCCTCAACGTGGTACAACATCGACCACCACGGCGACATCGTTGTCCCCGGTGCGTACCAGCACGGGCTGGCGAAGTTCCTTGACGAGAACTTTGTTGGCGGGTCGGGACACGACTGGAACAGGCCGATTGGCCGATTCACGACCGCGGTCGAAGATGACCGTGGCCTGTATGTGGTCGCCAAGTATTCGGACGTTGAGGCGGCACGCGAAGTGCGTACCCTGATCAACGACCGCGTCATCCAGAAACTCAGCGTAGGTATGCGTTTGCAGACCGTGGAACACTTAAAGCCAAACGCGGTTCGGTCGCTCTGGAAGAACTCCGCAGGGTACACCCCGACTGAGGACGACCTTGCGGCACTGGATAAGCATGAGGTGATCCGCGTCATCCGCAAGGCTCAACTGCTGGAGGTGTCGCCTGTGACCGTGCCTGCCAACGACAACGCCAAGATCATGGCATATAAGAGTGCCTCAGCACCCAACGGGGTCACGGCATACTTGAGCCGGATTGAGGCGACCGTCAAGTCCATTGCCAGAATGGATCCGGGTGATGCCCGCATACCCGCCATCGAGAAGTCTGTGGAGGAACTGCTGTTCCTGATCCAAGACCTTCGACGGGTGGAAGCGGACGAACCAGAAGAGAAAGCTGTCGTCCTTTCCCCTGCCATTACGAAGGCCAAACTAGCCTTGGCACTCGCAAAGCTGAAGTTGGAGGCCCAGAAATGAGCTGTTCACAGGCCAGCGTAGACTACACCTACGGACACATCGACTTCACGTTTAACCAAGGGGACAGCGTGATCCTGTCCTTCCAGTTCCTTGACGACGAGGCCACCGAGCAAACAGGCGTCGATGTCCCCATAGATATCACGGGCAAGATATTCAGCATCAAGATGGTCACGCCAGACAACGTCCTTGCTGCGGTACTCAGTCGCGAGGACGCACTTGGCATTGTCTGTGCCGAGTTCGACCAGAAGGAAACGGACAAGCTGGCGGACAGGTCAAAGCATCACTACAAGGTTCTCGTCACGGACGCGGATGGCCGCGAATTTACTCCAGTTGTCGGCTATGTGCGTATAGGAGGGCATTCCATTGTCTGCTAATATCACTGCTCCGAGCATCGTCCGCGTCCTTGCCGGGCCAATCGTCGTTGGCGGAGGCGGCAACGGCACATGCGGTCCGCACAATCACCCAACCGGCGATATCATTAATCTGGACAATATCCTAACCGGGCTTATCGCAGATATTGCGGGGCTGGAAAACAAAACGCAGTACGGCAATTACACTCGTGCTGGCATCCTGCATCCCACAGGGAATATCACGGTCGATAGTCAGGGGCGGATAGATT